TGATCGAGCAAGCCCAGAAGGTTATGAACTCGGTCCATAAGCGCCTCCATGCGTCACAGGCTGAAGAGTTTGAGCTGCTGACAGAATGCTTCCGGGATCACCCAGAGAGCTTCTGGCAAAAGCGTCGTCGGGCCGCATACCCTTGGGACGAAAAGACTTTCTTGGATGCCTTGGACAATTATTACTTTGTTCCGCAAGCTGATCCAAACACTTCTTCCCAGTCCCAGCGCCTTATGAAGGTTCTGGCCCTGAAGCAATTGGTGGCCTCAAACCCGTCTCTGTATGACCCGATTGCGGTTGATACAGCCGCCCTGCAAGCTCTGGGTTGGTCCAATCCGCAACAGTTTATGATCCCCAAACAAGCTCAGGGTAACCCGCCGCCGGAACTCATCAAGGCGATGGCTGACATGAAGAACGAGCAGATGTCGTCTGAAGCCCGCATGATGGACTCTCAGACGCGCGCTGCGGAGTCTCAAGCTAAAACAGCAATGGACATGGCCCGTCTTCAGGCTGAGTTAGGTCAAGGTGGTGCTGATCCGGCTAGAATGATGGACCTTCAAGTCCGTCAGAATGAGATTACGCAAAAAGAGCAGGACACCATGCTCGATGCCATCAACCGCAAGCGTGACCGTGAAAGCCGCGAACGCCTTGCTGCAATGCGAATGGCAGAACAGGTTGCTGAGAACCCTCAGTCCTTGGGTTTGATTAACCAGATCATTGATCCTGAAATGCTCAAGCGCCTTGAGGGCAACGAGCCTTCGCTGGACGGCACCCAGACTGGAGAACTGTAATGGCTGAGCGCAACCCCATCACTCCACGCTCCAGTGCGTATTCGGCATATGTGCCAGAAAACGACCCTGAGTGGGTTCGTGGACAAGCTCTAATTGGCGAAGGAAAGCGTCGCCAAGACATCTATGATTATGTTCTGGCGAAGACTGGCTCCCCGGAGCAAGCCGATCAGTTTGCCAACCGCGCTATGCGGACTATGGGCCGTCAGGAGATAACTGGGGCTGTTACTGGCGCGGCACCACTCTTGGCTAGGGGCACTGAGGGGGCAATTAACCTTGCAAGCCGCGTTCTTGGCAGGGGGCCTGTTTTTACCCGCCCACTTGAAGGTCAAGTCCTCTCACCCCTCCTTGGCGGCGGACGTAATGCCAGAACTCCCGATGAGATGCTGGAGCTTGCTGCCCCCCCGACCCGTCCTGCTATTGGATACCAACCCCGCGATACGGTAGGTACCCCTAGCCGCACCCGCGACATGATCAGTGAAGGTGGTATTGACCCTGAGTCAGCCCTTCAAGCGCGCCGCATTAGGGAAAGTGAAGCCGCAACAAACCGTGCTTTGGAAAGCACCAGATTTGAGGGCGAAGGAGGCACAACAGCCGACACTGTCCAAATGGCACGAGATGTCCACAACCGCCGGGTAGCCCAACAGCAAGCCCAACGCGAAATGGAAATATCCCGGTTTGAGGGAGAAGGTGGCCGTGAAGGTCGATCTTTCAGCCGCGATTTTACGTTGGAAGGTCCTACATACTACAACTATCCGCCGCCGGTTCGGTTCAATGAAGCTGGTGTCCCAGTTGCCGGTGGGCGTCCCGCAACAAATGACATGCCGCTGTTCACTCAAGGCCAGCGTAGTTTGGAAACGCAGGGTGCTTCTTCGGGGCCAAAAGATTGGTCTTATAAAGGATATGTTCATCCATCTAATCTTCCTCCGCATCCTGAAACGGATTTTTCAACATGGTCTTTTGGCAGACCAGAAAGTGGCCCCAGAGCACCTATTGGTAGTCCCGGAGCCCCTGCGGGTAGTCCCGGAGCACCGGCTGCCGGTGAGACGCTTCCTGCCGTTGTTGAAAGGGGCGCTTCACAAGGGGCGGCTTCATCTGCTAATCGCGGATTGTCAGAAAACGAAGTAAGGGCGCTTGGGATAGCAACGGGGCTTGGCGCTGGAACCGGTGCAATTGGTGGGGCGGCGTATTTTGAACCCCAAATTAGAAGTTTTTTAACAGGAACTCCGAACCCAACCTCACAACCCAGTCGGGCTCCTGCATATTCTCCGGCAGACCTGTTTGACATGCGCGCCCCGGCAATAACCCCGGCAGACCTGTTTGACATGCGTGGTAACCAGCCTTCTAACGTCTCTTCTTCCGCATCCAGACCCACTAGCCTCGGTGCAACACCAGCTCCGCAACGCGCCGCAGCCCCTAAGTCTGTGGTTACGACGCCTCCCCCGGCTGAAGGTAATGACAGCATCCTTAGCCGCATCTTCTCTGGTAAAGAATACCAGTCTGCTCGTGGTCCGGTTGAGCAAACCACTTCAGAGGGCCGGAAGGCTATTAACTGGGGTGACCCGGAGAGTGCTGCTGACTTTTTCCGTGCTGATAAGGCAATGCGCGAATCAAGGGAGCGCGGTGAGGATGTAACCGGCATGGCAGCCGGTGGCTCCGCAAAGCCGCACAAGGATGCTTCGTTGCATAAGGCACTGGAAATCATTCACAGCCTTATCTCTAGCCGATAAGGTGTTTTTGGCACGGGTTAAGTCTCTATTGTGCCATGTGTTTCCGTGATACATTGTGTCAAGCTTGATGCTGCCCAAGCCTTTATGGCAGTGCCGGGGACGCCCGAGATAACTCCTAGGAGCAAGCATGTCTGAGATGGCAAAACAGGCCCGAGCGGCCATGAAAGCAAAAGCTAAGAGCCTCGCGGCTGGCAGTTCAGAAAAAGTTGACTCGTCTGATTGGTCTCCTTCTGACCCGATCCATGCAGAGGCTAAGACCGGTATGCGTCCTATCAGCCGCCGCGCCTTTAAAAAGGGTGGCAAGGTTATGGGTGCTAAGGCCGAGATGAACATGGGTCGTAAGCCGCGCAAAGCCGGTGGGCGTTCCCTGACAGCCAACAGCCTGATCAACCGCAATGCCAAAGACGCAAACGAAGAGCGTGAAGGCATCAAGCACGTTGGTGGCATGAAGAAGGGTGGCCGTATCAAGAAACAGGTTGCTGGCGCGGTGACGGGCGGCACTGAAACTCCGGTCGCTGTGGATGCCATCAATGAGCTTCTGGCTCGCAACCCCAGTCCATCGACTGCTCCGGTTGATGAGACACCCCGTTCGGCTCCCAACGCCCCGGAAAACCAGAAAATCTCTCCTGCAATGGCGGCTAAGATGCGGGCTGCTGCGGCGGCACAAGCGGCGGCTTCACGTCGTAAGGATGGTGGCCGTACCAAGCACGACGACGCAAAGATGGATGCTGCGCTTATTAAGAAGATGGTTAAGCCGTCTGCGCGCACCAAGAAAGAAGACGGCGGTGGCCTTTCGGGAATGCTGGGTGGTCTGTTGACCTCTGAAATCCTCAAGGGTAACAGCCCCCTTTCGACCAAGGGCATGATTGATATGCTGTCCCCCAAGAAGTCCGGTGGCCGTGCCAAAAAGGCGGGCGGTGGATTTCTAAAGGATGCAGCTTCCGAATTGGCTAAGGATGAAACCAAAACATTCATGAAGTCTAAACTTGATGATGTTATGGGTAATTCTGGCGCAAGCGGCATGGCAAACTTTAAGAAGGGTGGCCGCACCGCAAAACAAACCGGCGGCGGCATCTTCTCTGGCCCCGGATATCCCGGTAAGGTCCCCGGTGTTGTTCCCGGTGGGCGCACTGCTCACGCGGCGGGTGGCAAGACCAAGAAGTCCGGCAAGGGCAGGACAAATGTCAATATTGTCATTGCGGCTGGCAAGCCCGCTGGCATGGGTGGCATGGGTGACATGGCAAATCCAATGGGTGGACCGACTTCTCCCCCAGAGGGAATGCCAATTGCGGTTCAGGCTGGACCCGGTGGGCCTCCTATGGGCGGGATGCCTCCTGCTGGACTGCCTCCGATGCCTCCGGGTCTTCCGGCTGGTGCTCCCGGTGGGCTTCCTCCGATGCCACGTAAGTCTGGTGGCCGCGCGGCTCGCAAGGCTGGTGGTGGCGTTTACAAATCCTACAAGGACATGGATGCTGGCGCGGGTTCTGGTTTAGGCCGGTTGGAGAAGACCGAAATCCAGAAGCGAGCAAGGTAATTCATGGGAGTGCTTTCATAGCCCTATGAATACGGACGGAGGCGTGACCCCCTTCACGCCTCCGTCTAATCTTACAAAGGGGGCCGCAAAGGGGGCGGTATGGTCGTTACAGGACAAACATACTATGAGTATGAGTTGAAGAAGCTCATAATTCAGGCGATTGACGAGCTAACAACCAATCTCGTGACAGCTTATAGAATTGAAGGTTTTGATTATTCATCCTACCGACACCATGTTGGTAAGATTGAAGGTCTCCGCGCGGCTTTAGAGCTGTGTGATGAGGCTCAAAGTGTCGTCAACGGCAAGGATAGGGGTTAACAATGCCGCCAATGATTATGGAACATCCAGTAGACCCGGCTGAAGTCTTGAAGAAGGAGATTGGGGACACCTCCAATGTCGAGGTCTTCAATAACCAGATTTTGGTTGCGGTCTATATCCGCCCGCAGAAGACCAAGAGTGGAATCTTTCTGACGGAAAAGACAACTGA